GGTGGTTTTCCCACCTCTCCAGTTTATTATCTACAGATTATTCGTTCCGGCTCTCGGAAGTAGTCCCTTATAGGCTTTATCTTAGTTCTTGCGTTTTGCGCTTAGTACAGATGTCTTCTTGGGGCTAAACTATCCCCCCTGAACAAACATCTGTGCCCGCATTACGTCTTTTACGAATCCCTATTCGGTAAACTGCGACGCCTTGCCCCGGCTTGAATATTTTTGTAGATAATAATGTCATTTGTATTGAGAAGTACAATTGATGTTGTTTCTAATAGATTCTCACTCCTTAGGTTATATGTTTTGTGCCGTTTCTGCACGCATTTAATATAAGTGTGTGTTATATATTTCTACATGCCCTTCTCCGGCATGCTATATGTCTATTAAAACAAAAATAAAAATTGGTCTATTTAATTAGACCCACCGTTGTTTAAACATAACTCCGGTGTCTGTGTATTCTACAATGTTACAGACTTATGGTGTCTGTCACCTTGCTATATTTTGTGTATATTAGAAAACCATTTAAAATATAAAAATTTAGAAAACAATATAAAAAACCATATACATGATTTTGCATATTTGTGCTCTGAAATTGAGGTTTTATTCCCTCCATTTGTATATATTTTCTCTGTGCGAGCAAATTAATATCTGATGTTATATTTTGAAAAGTAATTCCCTGACAAAGCAAGCAATAAAGTTTTTTCTTGAAGACCTCTCAGTTGGTTGATTAATTTCAGTAAATGTGCCCAACTCACGTCGTTGCCTCTGCCCACGTAGTGGATCATTACCACTATTCACAGAATGAAATGAAGAATATACTACTTCTCAAGGTTTGAACCCTAGAGATAGCCTTCGGCGGGCGATATAACATCCGTTTAAAACAGTGATTACAACGAACAAATTAAAATACGATTTCAAAATGACAAAATTTTTTACGATTTTAAAATTTATGTTTATGTTTGGTATGTTAACGCCCCAAACTCAACATTGGTTGATAATTGACACATGTAAATATTTTGCATTGTTTGCGATTTATTTTACTTTGTGGATGGTAGTGACCATCTACATGATTTCCATGTTCAAGCTTCTACAACTTTTTGTACTCTATGCTTCTACACCACCCACTTTGTGGATATTGTTGCCGCATTATGATTTTTTCTTCACTTTGCGTTTACGCATTATGTTATTGAGACTATCACTGCGCGACAAAGTTATTATTTTTTTTTGTGAAGTTTCTCAAAAGATCCAAGAATCTGCTCGACACTCGGTTCGATTTTTAACAGATTCTTATTGCTCTATTAAAGATTTCATTCTTGAGAACTTCGCATCGATTGTTTTCACTATCGTAATTCCCCTTCTGGCTATCCAATATTCATATTTCACGTTTATTGTTTATGAATTGCTTTTTATAGTCGCTTATCTACTAAATCGCCATTGGTTACGACAATATGATTATGAGCAAATTATTGCTTATCGGCGTATGATGGCCCGCGACCAGTTTTTATTTGAATTGGAAAGGCAGCGCCTGAGAAATCGCTGTATGCAACCCAGACTACGCACGATGCAGTTTTCAGAGAAAAATTTCCGTGTCCAATCTGGTGAAGAGGAAAGTGATTATGAAAATCATTTTGCTTCTTCCTTGTTTGGTGAGGACTTTTCTGACGCAGGTCTCGAACGAGATGCTGACGATATAAGATTCTCAAATGTTAAGATGTTTAACGTAATGAAGAGATTGATTTACAAAAGAGTTAAAGCATCTAACCCAATTGATCCCAACATCGATTATGTTGTAAAGCTGCTTGAAGATATTTTTATCTTCCTGTCAGTGCTATCCCCCCCAACAAATCGAATTGTTGATGAAAATGACTTTAAGACACGAATCATAAAGGCCACTGCCATTTTTATCAAACTTCGTAACAATACAAGTTTAATTAAATTTGCCTTTGGTCCTATGAAGTCTTTTATCCTTAATTTATTTGAGGGTTCCTCTTCTGTAGAAGTACAAAGTGGAATTGAAGATTATTTGGGTCAATTGCGAGGTTCATTGGAAACAGTAAAAAATGTGTCCAATAGCCCAATATTCAATAAGATATATCGATGTTGCATGTATTTAATGTGCACTTCGGTATTCGAAAAGGCAGGTCTTACTTTTGATAAAGTTGGTTATACCAAACTTGAAGAAGTGGCCCTGAAAAAGAAATTCTATAAGAAATCTGACTTTGTCTATACCCTGGCTGATACGCTTCTATTTATTTTAGAGCGTGGATACCAAGTTTATAAGACAGGAGATGTTGCAACCATATTTCACAGTGGTGGCACTTATAAAGCTCTTTTTGAAAAATCTTTGGATTTGAAGAGAAGATTTCATCTGCTCAACAATCCAGAGGAACATGGTTTCACCGAATGTGAATATCGAAACGAACTTGACAACACAATCGAAAAATTGGAGAGCGTCAATAAACATGCCATCTCATTGGACAAAACCGATAGAGATTGTATTCGATCTTTGCTTAATGACCTAATTATGGTTCGCGATGACATCAACACACAATCTGCTGCAAGAAAAGAACGTAAAGCTCCTTTTTCCGTGCTCTTGTGTGGTGATTCGGGTATCGGTAAGACCACCTTAACTTCCATAATTCGAACATACTTCGCTAAATTTAAAAAACTACCGGAGGGTTCTGAGTATGTATATACACGGAATCCTGCTGCGAAATATTGGGATGGATTTAGAACTTCATGTCATACAATCATATTGGATGATATCGCTAATGAAGACCCTACAATGAAGGTTATGGACTCGGTTAATGAAGTTATACAGTTAATTAATAACTGTGCATTCTGCCCTGATCAAGCCGCGCTTGAGACCAAGGGTAGAACACCTATGAAAGCCGAATTGGTTATTGGAACTACTAATGTTAAAACATTAAACTGTTATCATTATTTTTCTGTACCATCGGCTGTTCAGAGGCGTTTTCCCTACATCATTACTCCTACTGTCAAAGAACAGTATAAAGATGAAAGGGGAATGTTGAGTTCAGAGAAGACTGACCCTGAAGATGTCTATCCTGATCTCTGGAACTTCAAAATCGAGATTGTCAAACCTGTATCCATAGGTTTGGGTAAACGATTGGCCGAATTAGAGGTTATTCACGAGGATTTGAATATGAAACAATTTCTAGCCTTTCTTCGCGATGCAATCATTAAATTCGATACCAATCAAACTAAAGTTAAAAAGAATGTTGAGAAACTAGCATCGATTCAGTTATGCATGACATGCTGTTTACCGGACAACCATTGCGAGTGCCAAGTCCAGTCTGGCTTTTCTAAGTCAGAACAACTTGTCATGTTCGCATTCCTTCCCTCTTTATTTTTCTCCATGTTTTGTTACGTGAGAGATTCTTATCCATTTTTAATGTTGAAATATTACATTTGCTGGATTCTTTATTGTCGGAGAAAGAAGGTTGAGTGGATAGCTTTCAAGTATCACTTTTCTAATAAATTTAATACACCCGAAAGGTGGAATTATATGGGAAAGAAAATGCTGAGACAAATGAAGCATCCACTACTCTTTTTATCTTTGATTTCTGCTGTTTCAGCAGTTTATCTCTTGTACCGAAGATATAAAAAATTGGTACCGCAAACTTCCATCGATGATATTGGTACAAGACCAGTTTCGGAACTGAACACACGAGAAAATGTTTGGTACAATAATGATATTGATTTATCGCCAGCTAACTTCTCCCGGGAAAGTTCATCATCGAAGAGTATTGATTTTTCTGAGTTCTGTAAAAAGATATCAGATAACGTCATTCACATGTCTATACATGTGGATGGAACGACCAATGCTCGCACTGGAAAGGCGCTTTGTCTTGGTGGTCATGTTTATATAACTACGAACCACAATATCCCCAAGCTCAATGATTCGAAATGTAGAATTATAGCTGGACCTTCAAAGGGCTTGAATTCCAACATGGAAGTCATTTTGAGCGAAGCTGATGTTACGAGGTTGCCAGATTTGGATCTCGCTTTTATCATTTTTAGAGAGTTACAACCAAAGAAGAAGATAATTCAGTACATCCAATTAGGTGAAAGTAATGGTGTCTTCAATGGTAAATACGTTTCTAGAAATAAAGACGGTTCTATTACTTACAGAGATGTCAGAAATATTCGCTTGAGTTGCGTGCAACACCTTCACTTTCCCACTTACGACATAAAAATGAAGAATCGATTATGGAGTGGGTTGGTAAGTGATTATACTACCGATGGAGTTTGTGGATCCCCACTTATTATTCAAAGTACTTTTGGGTATAGTATAGTGGGTTTACATTTTCTTGCGCAAATTAGTGCACCATCGAATGTCCATGCAGCCTTTATCAACAAAGATATTCTAATAGAATACTATAATAAGTTTTCTGATTTCAATGTTGAGAGTGGATGTCTGGACATGCTCAGTGCCCCGTCTGCTGAGCGTAGTTTAACTATCTTGCATGGGAAGTCTCCTTTGAGATATATTCCCACTGGTAATGTGACCATTTATGGTTCATTTGTGGGCTTCAGAGGAAAACACAAAACAAGTGTGTGTGATACCCCTATGCAGAAATATTTGGATCCTTTTGATTATCCTGTCAATTTCACGAAACCAGTGATGCAGTCGTGGGTGCCTTGGAGCATTGCTTTGAAGGAACTCGTTAACCCAATTCATACCTTGAGCACTGATAAACTGAATAAGTGTACTGATAGCTATATTGAAACCATATTATCCCGTGTTACACCTGGACATATCGAAAAGATGCTCCATCCTTTGGACGATTTTTCAACAATTAATGGTGCGGAGGTCACTTATATTGACAAGCTCAATAGAAAAACCAGCGCGGGAAATCCCTGGAAAAAATCCAAAAAATATTTCCTTAAATCCATTGAACCCCAGCATGGAATGTTAGATCCAGTTGAGGTTGACGATGAGATTATGGACAGGGTCAGAGTCATGGAGAAAACCTATAGAACAGGTTCCATGGTATACCCCAATTTCTGTGCTCATTTGAAAGATGAGCCTGTTTCCTTCAAAAAGGCAGAGACTGGAAAGACCAGAGTCTTTACTGGTGCGCCTTTTGATTGGATTATAGTTGTCAGAAAATATCTCCTCTCAGTGGCCAGATTAATTCAAAATAATCGAACCGCATTTGAAGCAGGACCTGGGACTGTTGCTCAATCCTTAGAGTGGCATGAACTATATAATTATATAGTTACACATGGTGAAGATAGAATTGTGGCAGGTGATTATAAGGCCTTCGATAAAAAGATGAGCCCAAAAGAAATCCTAGCTGCGTTTGATATTATGTCACACTTGTGCAAACTATCTGGCAACTATACAGATGACGACTTGAGAGTAATCAGAGGAATAGCCGAAGATACGGCTTTTGCAATGGTTGATTACAATGGAGATTTGATCCAATTATTTGGGTCGAATCCATCTGGAAATCCACTCACAGTTATTTTGAATAGTATTGTTAATTCATTGAGGATGAGATATGTATATTTACTACTATCTCCTGATCAATTGTGTAATGATTTTCAAAATAATGTGGCTCTCATGACCTACGGAGATGACAATATTATGTCTGTCTCTCGTGGATGCAATTGGTTCAACCATACTTCTATAGCTGATTGTTTCGCTAAATTGGATATTGTATATACAATGGCGGACAAGGAGGCTAAGAGTATTCCCTTTATTCATATCAAAGATGCTTCATTTTTGAAGAGAACTTGGCGAATGGATGATGATTTGAAGTGCTACATGGCACCTTTGGATCATGAATCAATTGAGCGCATGTTGACTGTTTGGACTCGATCCAAGGCAGTTACCGAGGAAGCTCAAGGAATAGATGTCATTTCTACAGCTCTTCGTGAATATTTTTTCTATGGACGTGAAGTTTTTCTGAAGAAGAGAAAGATGTTGCAGGATCTCGTAAGAGATCTCAAGTGGAACATCTGGGTCCAGGAATCCACTTTCCCTACATATGAACAACTTTGTGAACAATTCATAAACAGTTCTAAAAGATGTAGTATATTTGATCAGTTTTTCGCTGATTATAAAACTTAAGGTTTTTTATTTGTTTAACCTTATCAAATATATTGATATCGTCCTTCAATATACTAGATATAAAACATTAAACTCACAAGCGTAGCGCTTGTGTCTGTGAGGATTCCTAACT